TAATCGAAACGGTCGTAACTGGCGAGCTATTTCTTCGCCCTGGCCCGCGTCGGCTTCGGCGCAGGTTCTTGCGCGGGCGCCGACGGCTCCGCGCCTGAGTTATCCGGCGCGTCGGTCCCGCTTTGGCCTTCAATGGGAACGTCGTCGCCGCATTCAGGCGCAACAACCTCTTCGCCGGCCGGCGCAGGCGTCTCGCTCGCGGGTGCTGGCGGCGCCTCAGGTATAGGCGTGACCGGTGAAACAGCCCGCGGCGGATTCAGAATGCGATACGCCTCGCAGTCGAAATCGTCTTCGAGGCGACCAGTCTTCGCCACGCTCTCGACCTTGTAAGCGAGGCGCAATCTGTGCTCGTGCGAGCACTTTACAAACAGTGGATCATCGTCAGTCTTGACCCGGTCCCAGGCCTGCCCGGCGATATTTAATGCTTCTTGATGTGTCATCATCGATTCCTATAGTTATGAAGAAAACGCGCTGCTCGCGCGCAATAAAGTGAATAGCGCCAGGAATGGCCGGCGGATCTGGCGCGGAGAATATTGCGAATGAATTCAATCAATCCGCCTCCCAAATTCATCGAAACGTTGAATCGCGGGTTTTACCTGCTTCTTCGCGCGCTGCCTGGCCAGCACGTACGCTAATTCGGCTTCCGGCGTCAGCCCTTCACCAAACGGCGCGCGCTCGCGTAGATCTTCATATCTTTGGCCTTCCGGAATACGGTCCTCCACTTTTTCATGAAGTGTCATCGCCTTGGCCGCCGGGAACCATCGCGCCGCAATCCCGCGCTGGGCATCCATAAAGTGATTAAAATGGTCGAAAGGCAGAATCCGATTCGAGCCTTTGCTCTCCGTGACCTTCTGCTCGATATACTTGTACTCGCGGAATTCAGCGCGCAGCATAGCTAAGCCTTCGTCGCCTTTCGGGTTGATCATCTGATCATCCGGCACGATAACGTAATAGTTCGGCCGGCCCTGGAGCCACGACTTGAACGGATGCGGCTTGTCGAGATCTCGCAGTTTTAAAGCGTGCTGCATCTGCGCAATCCCGCCGTGCGCATCCGGCTTCCATTTCGAGAACGCCAGACCGCTTTTGATCCGGTAGGTTTCCTGTTGTGAGCTGGCTTCGTGCGACATCACGCGATACTGAATACGGCTCGCCCAGCCGTTCTCGGCCTCAATCAGCTTGATCTTCTCGCCGACATGATCGGGGATCTCGCCCTGAGACGTCAGGATCTGCGGCACGAAGATCGAGCCAGATAACGGAACGCCATCAACCTTTGGCGAGTTCTCAGCCGCGACGAAGTTCCAAATAGTCGCACATGGATCCGGATCGAAGCCCCAATCCTGGCCGCAGGCGCCGAGCCAGTGCAAAGGAATCCGCCGCTCGCCGAATACGCTCGCAAATTGCGACCAGGTAATGACGTGATGCGAGTCTGGGCCGTCTGTCCAAGCCTTGTAGATATTGCCCTGCGGCCTGATCCGCCAGTCGCCGCGGCGCAGTTGCGCGCGCGTGACCTCGTCAAGCTCCGCAAGCGATCGCTCGTAAGTCGCCTGATCGAGAAAGGGATTATCTTCGAGCCTCGCCGGCACGAAGGCGCGACCCTGTTTCTCGTGAACGCGTAGCGCTTCAGCGTCTTCCGGCTGCCAGTCGTCGGGAATGAATCGCTCGTATACCCAATCGGCGCCGATTCCTCCCGGGTTTGACGCGCTGCGCATCCGGATCGGCACGTCAGTCTCCGCGAGACGTCGCAGGCGCGAAAACAAATAAGTGTACTGCCGCGCCGTAAACTGCGTCAGTTCGTCGAAGGCGACGAACTGATATTCGGCCGATTGGTACTGGTAAACGTCAGCGTCGTTTTCCAAGTACCCAAACGCCAGCACGGCGCGACTCGGAAAGCGCCATTGCTTTCGCTGATCATTCCACTGCGCGCCGGAGCCTTGCAGCCATTCGCGTGAGCGATCGAGAAGCGCCCCGGGCTTCGCCAGGTCTTGAAACGTACGCCGCAGAATCAGGGCCGAATACTTCGGGACGTCGGCGTATTGCAACCCCGCCATCAAGAGAGCGTCCGATTTCCCACCGCCGGCGCTGCCGCCATAAAACGCTTCAAGGTGCGGCAGATCGAGAAAGAGCCGCTGGCGATCCGTCGGCTCGTGCGGCGAGTATGGGCTCGTGCGGGCCTCAATCGAGAGCAGCGTCTCCAACTCGCGCGCCTCAGCCTCGGTGAGTTTTGAGAGATCAAGCCGACTCAAGCAACCTTCGCCTTTTCCACCAGTTCAAGAATTCGCTCGCGCCGGCGCTCCGGCGAGGCGTGCGTCACGTCTTTGGAGATCGTGTTGGGCTCGCCGCGCAGCAGAAGCAGCTTGTCAATGAATGCGGCGGTCTCGATGCCGGAGATCTTCGAGGGATCAGCCTTTTTCTGCTCGAGCGAGGCGACGACGGTCTCTTCGAGCAATTCCGCGAGATCCGCTTTTTTTTCGTGTCGACTTTCCGACACGTCAGTATTAACTCGCCCCTGCGCCCATTCTCGGAGAGTGATACGAGGGATACCGAGTTTTCGCGCAGCCTTCAACTCGTTGCCCCCGCAGAAATCGAGGATCACGAGCGCGGAGGCTTTCTCCTTATCCGAGTAATTGCGCTGTTTGCGTTTCTTTGGCGCGGCCATTCGATACTCAGGACAACTCGACCGTAATCTGGACCGTCGCGCCGATCGGCGGATCGCCAAGGTCGGCAGCGCGCAAGGTTACGCTGAAGTGCGGCATGAATTCGTATTTGCCAGACTCATCCATAGCTTGCGGAATATACGACGAAGATGTCTGTAGGGAGAGAATGACCTCATTATTCGGATCGAGGAATTTCGAGGCGACGATGCCTTTAAGAATAATCGGTTGATTCATTTGACTCGTCCTTTTCCGTTGAATTCAATTACGCGCCGGAGGCGTCGCTCTATTTCTCGCCATCGATAGTCGGGCATCCTCGGGCGTCGAAGACTTTATATTCCGCGATCTCGCGGCCAAGGGCCTTGAGCTGATCAAGGGAAGCCGCCGAAGAGTTCGCGCGTAAGGCTTCGGCTTCGAGATCCTTCGCGATCCGGAGCGCGTTTGCGATCGCCTCACAACCGCTCTCCACCTCGTCCCATGACTGCGCGTGAGCGACGGCCTGGCTCAAGGTGTGAAGCACGAAGCGCTTGGCCTTCGGTTCGTAAGAATGCGGAGCCTGCAGCGTCACTTCCGTCATCAACTATTTCTTCGTCGGATCGAAGGCGACCTGGCTCACCCCAAGCGGGCTCTGCTTGAGATAGGCGACCACCGTCGTGAGCGCGGCGCCGCCGGCCGCCACGCCGATCGTCTTGAGACCAACCGGCGTTCCCGTCAGCGTCAGAGCCGTGGTCGTTACCACGCTATTCACCGCGGCCCCGGTGATAGCCGCGAGCAGCCCCTTGCCCCACGATTTCCAATCAAAACTACCCATGGTGTTCTCCTTTTACGGCCGAAAGGAATAATTCCCTCTCGGCCGATCTGCGTTTGACGAGACCCGGAAGCCTTCGGCCGCCGGCCTTCGTCCACTTCAAAAACTCTTCAGCCGCCGCCTCCGCGGCCCCGACGTTCAGCAGCCTGAGCAGCGTGGAACTCTTCAATGCGTTCGCGCCGAGGTTATAGACGAACGACACAAGCGCATCGAACTGATTCTGATTGAGCGGGACCTTGACGAAAGCGTTCACCGCGGATTCGAACGCCCGCGCGTCCTCGGCAATCCACGCATCGGCCTGTGCCTGCGTGATCGGCGCGCCGACGGTCATCTCGGCGACGCCATGGCCGGTTGTGCCGTAACCGGCGGTTTTGATCCCAACGGTGTCCAAATAAACTTCGAGCCTGAGGCCTTCGAAGCGCTTGATCAGATCAAGCCCCTTCGGGCTGATTCGGAGAGTCGTGGCTTTGGTCTCGTTATCGCTTGTCTCAGCCATGCGAATTAAGCGCCCCAGTCCGGCCCCGGCGGATCAATCAGCCCATTCACCAGGTGAACGGAACCGCCCGACGACGGCGCCACGATCGCGCGCAGCGACGCGACCTCGACCGTGAGCGCCTCGATCCGCTCGCGCAATTCGGCGATTTCACGCCGCTGCGCGCCGGGTTCGGGCGGTTTTCTTTTCACCTGCCTGGGCTTTGATTTAACCGATTTCTTCATTGCAATTCGGTCGGCCTGCTCGAATGCGATAAGGCCTGTGTCCCACTGGCCGGACGTGGGATGAATTCGTAATGCCCGCAAAGGCTCGCGGTGTTCTCTCTGTTCCCTGCTCCGTTGTCCGATCTCACCCGCACCGTCGAGTCGTACCAGACCTTCAGGCTGCCGTCGGCGCAAAAGACCAATCTCATGCCGTTGTAACTGATCTCACCTGTGATCGGGGCTCCGTCCATGGCCTTCAGCTCCAGCCGCTTATATTGAATCCCGGCCGCTCGCGCCTCGAAGCGGTGTCTGGCCTCCTGCGGGCTATATTGGCCGTCGAGCGTGACGATCTCGGTGTCGGTAATCACGGGGCTCAATCATCATCGCGAGGTTGACTGCGACGCCTGTCTCCGCTCTTTTCAGCATTGCCGACGTGAAAATGGCCGCAAAATTTGCAACGGTACGCTCCCAGAAACCATCCGGCGATCTTGATTGCCGCGCGCCGAACCTTGAACCGCTTGACCTCGGCCTGCGCCTGACTATAGGTGAGAAAGCAACTTTTTCCGCTCCTGCAGCCGCAGTTATACTTATCGCCCACCGGAGGCCGCCTTCCAACCACCCCGATCCACGCCGTAAGTCTCCAGGATCTCGCGCTGGCGCCGGACCGGGTCGGCTAAGTACCGCGGGTCCTTGATCGCGTCAGACTCCTTCGGCCAGGTCGAGGGAATGGAGACTTCGATTCCCCGCTCGCGATCGCGCAGGAGATGCTTCCCGGCTTCCCATACAACATCGACGCCGCAGCGTGGCTGCGCGACGCGCTTGCTGACGCGCACGGTCAGCTTCTGGCGAAGGTACGCGCCCCATTCAGCGTTCGGCACGAGCCACCGCAGCTCGCGGAATTCGATGTAACGTTGTTCCCTGCGACGCGTAGCCATAAAAAGAAAAAGCTCCGCCGGAAACGCGCGCCACAAAGCACCTCGCGGCGCGCCATCCAACGGAGCTCGACTCCTCGAAGGAGAGAAAAACGAGGAGGAGCACACCCTTTTGAATTGTAGCTTCGGCCCCCGGCGCGTTGCGTCCCTGCCGTTCGTGTGCTCCCGTACTATCGAACGGCGCATCACCAGGGGCCGAAAATCAAACCTTCGCCTTCAACTCGTTCTTTAGTTCCTTGAACTCGGCCCGAGTCTCGGCGCGAAATTCCCTAACCAACAAATCAACCTTGTTAAACGCCTGCTCGAATTCGGCGCGAGTCATACGCCCGGCTAGGTCTTTTTCCAGCAAGTCGAGGCGCTTCACCGCATCCTTGAACTCGGATTTACTGATCTTGGTTACTGAACTGGCGAGCCATCCGACAGCGGCGGACACGCTCGCGGTTATGATGGTTTCACTGAGCGGCATAGATTCAGTTTGCTGCATTTCCGCACCTACGCGGGGGATAGGTAAGCCTGGGGGCCGGAACTTGCGACAATGCTCAGCAGCTTTAGAATCTGACGCCGACACCCGCGCCGAAGCGCTGCGTCGCTGGCGAAAGCAATCCTTCGGTGCGAATCCAGTCAACGACCACGGGGCGAATGAACACATGGCCCAGGTTTATATCCACCCCGGCGCCGTAAGTGCGCGTGAATACCCGGTCGCCGCTGTATGAGGTCCTGAAGCCAAAGAGGGCGTGACCGAACGGGGAGACGAAGCCTTTCGCCAGGTCAACCGAGAGCTGCGGCCCGAAGCTGTAGGTATCGAGCGGGATATCGGCGCCGATCGCGGAGCGGTTGTACTGAAAGACGCCGCCAAGCCGGAAGGCGCTTTTCTTGAACATCCGCGCGTCGAGCTCGGCCGTCAGGCCCTGCTGGTACTCGGTCGAAAACAGAGACTCGAACGAGTATTCGGTGTTGGTGAAGCCGACCGACAGTTTCAGTTTGTCAGGCTGCGCTTTGTCCTGCGCGGACGTGAAGGAAGCAGCGAGTAGGAGAAGGGTTGCGAGGGCTGCGATTCTGATCGGTGTTATTTTCATAAAGTGTGTAGTTTGTGTGACCTTAAAAACGAAAAGCCGCCCAACACCGCAGCGGCATTCCGATTTATTTCAGTCGGCGCAAAGCTGCGAATTGGACGGCGCGTGTCCCGGTTATTTCACCGGGCCGAAGCCTATTTGGTTTTCAGCTGCTCGACGAGTTCATCGCAGAGCTTTATCGCGCCCGCGAGCGCGCGGCGGATCATAATCACGACCAGCCTTAAACTTGTCGGGCTAAGCATATGCGCAGTTTGGGATTCCGCGCAAGTGTTTTCTTCTTTCTCTTTAGTTTGTGAGGAATTGTCGGATTGAGTCATAGTTGTTACTGCTTTGCTTCTTCTCCTTTAATCGCTTTCGCCGGTAGCCTGCGAAACTTTACCTGACTCCCTTGTCGTGCCGAGAGCCTTTCCCTCGACCAACCCAAATCACCTGTATTTTCAAAACGATAATTTCTACTCCTGTTGTGCCGAGAGCCTTTCCCTCGACCAACCCAAATCACGATTCGGTTTGAATTCGAGCGCGAGCTCCTGCTCCTCAAGTGCCGAGAGCCTTTCCCTCGACCAACCCAAATCACGTCATTCACCGTAGAGCGACGTGTGATCACTTCAGTGCCGAGAGCCTTTCCCTCGACCAACCCAAATCACCCGCACCACGTCAGCAATTGCAGGTAGTACCCACAAGGTGCCGAGAGCCTTTCCCTCGACCAACCCAAATCACCGGGGACACGGTGACACTGGTGACACTTCAGCCAAGTGCCGAGAGCCTTTCCCTCGACCAACCCAAATCACCTGAAGCGTGTTGGACAGAGTGGCGGCTGCGCGGCTTGTGCCGAGAGCCTTTCCCTCGACCAACCCAAATCACTTTTGCTGTTAATCTTTTCCGGGTCTACTCCAGTCTGTGCCGAGAGCCTTTCCCTCGACCAACCCAAATCACTCGGTGATTTCGATGATCCTATTTCCGAGTTCAACGTGCCGAGAGCCTTTCCCTCGACCAACCCAAATCACCACGCCGAGTGAGATCAATTTGTTTCCAAGCCACTTGTGCCGAGAGCCTTTCCCTCGACCAACCCAAATCACTCATGGCTTCGTCCCCAATCAATTCCGCCGACAATGTGCCGAGAGCCTTTCCCTCGACCAACCCAAATCACGCAGAGCGAGGCGGGCAATCCAATACTGATCGAAGTGCCGAGAGCCTTTCCCTCGACCAACCCAAATCACTTTCATGAATTTCATCAACGGGATGGCTGAAACTACGTGCCGAGAGCCTTTCCCTCGACCAACCCAAATCACATCGAGTCCCACAGTCGCCGCATAGCGTGCCGCGAGTGCCGAGAGCCTTTC